GTATATTACAACAAGAAAAAAGAATAAGTTTTTAAAAACTTTTTTTATTTATCAGCCTTACCATCACAGTGTTTTCCTAAAAATTCACACCATTTACAATTCTTTTTGTTTTGACCGGGTACTTTAGGGAATTTAATATCTTTGTAAGTACCATCATCATTAAAGACCGTATTGATGAATTCCATAAATTCATCATGTGCTTTTGTAACAGATGGTGCACCATTCGATGGGGCGTGTTTTGATATATAAGGAACTGGAAATGCCGAATCTTCGGGCAACTTCCTTCTCATAATCTGATATTCAACTCTAATCTTTTGTAAAGGAATGTTAAATAATTCAGAATAGTATTTTTTATACAAAAGGATTTGTGCGTTTTTAAACTTATCCGCCTTCTGATATTGATTCCAACCCTGTGTTGATGTTTTAAGGTCAATAATTATAATTGAATTCTCAGCCATATCTCTAAGAACAATATCTATGAATCCAATAAAGTGAACACCTTCTTTAATTTTAGCGTTCAATGGAATCTCAATACCAACTAATTCAAATCCTGATTTAGAATAGAACTTATTAAGATTCTTTTTTAACCACTCCAATATTCTTCTACCATCACCATAAAATTCTTCTAATTCAATTTGGGTACAAGGTGTACCTTCACTAAGAGCTTCTCTTTCTTTCGTAAAGTTTTCTTTCATCCTATCCAATAATAACTTATCCAAATCAATCTCATCAGCTTGCTTTTTGGATACACCATACATTACTGAAAGGTAGTGTTGGATAGTTTCATGCATTGAACTACCAAATATAGTGTGAATGTTACCAGAACTTTCACCTAATTTATCTATATAATTTAACTTATATTGTTGCGGGCAGCTACTCCACATTGAGTACTGCGAAAATGATACTTTTGCCATAATGTAAAGATACGAAAATTATCCGATATTACCAATTAAATTTTCAACTTTAATTTAGTAATTTGCTTAGGGTCAGTACCATAAGCTTCCGCAATTTCTTTGATATGAGTTTTACCTGCGGTTGTTTGGTAAAGTATATGAACATAATCTTCAGCCTCTAACTTAGATACTTCATAGTATTTAGCTATTAACTCAATTACCCAACCTTCGTACTTATCTGCCGAAGCTGGTTTCATATATTTTAAAAATGCTCTTGTCTTTGGTATTAATCCAATCAACGCAAGATACATTGCTTTTGGTGGAGCCTCCTGAATGTAAGGTGATATATCTGCTATCAATTCAATCCAATCCGGCTTCATAGAAAGAAAACGGAGTATCATATAGTTACTCCATGTTTTTTTATCACTTTCATCAAGCTTATCCCAATACTTTGGGTCTTTATCTTGTGTTATTGCGTTAATATGGTCAAATAAAGTTTTAGCCATTTGTATCTAAATCTATTTTTGGTTGAGATGACATTTTATCTTTTGCTTCCAATGCTCTTAATTCAAGCGGTTTAAGTGGTTCAAATTCTTCACCACAACTTCCACATATAACTAAATCAAAAGGTATAACCATATCCTGTGCTCCACCGAATGATAACTTTGATAATCTTCTTACTTTAACAGTTGGTATGAATTTATCATATCCACATTCACACACCATTGGTACTGATTGTGATATATCAACTTTTGGATTTGTTCCTCCGGGCATTTGTGGTAATTCACCTTGTCCAATAATGTTTGCCATATTATATTACGTTTAAAATTTGTATTAATGTTGATGCTGCTATAATTTCTTTATCAATTGCTACCGCAGATTTAGCAATACTATCACCTAAGATAAGAATTACACCGGATGTATTATCAGCTGCATATTCATCTACTTTATCATAAAGAAGTGTGTACAATTCTGAAAATTCTGATGCTCTACTATCAATAATAGCCTGTCTTAGTTTCATATATTTATTTCTCTTATCATCATTTGATTTAAGAATATCCAATACTTTTAACTTATAATCATTTTCTAATAGATTTTGTACATCTACTTTCAACTTACCTTTATGAGAATTCAATTGGCAAGTGTTGATTACTTTACGAATATCAGGATAACTAGCATCAATGATTGGAACTAAATCTTTTACATCAAACTCCACACCTTCAGCTTTCAAAATTTTACTCATTTGAATAGCCACATCTTTTTTAGTTGGTGGGATAATTTGGAAAGATTGACATCTACTTTGAATTGGTTCAATTACTTTCTCCACATAGTTACAAGTCAAAATGAATCTACAATGTTTACTAAATGTTTCCATTAAGTTTCTTAGGATAGCCTGAGCGTTTTGTGACATGTAATCAAACTCATCCATTATAATAATCTTAAATGGCTTGAATCCCATTGATGATGCAAAGTTCTTTACTTTGTTACGAACTGTATCTACGTTGTTTTCATCCGATGCGTTAATAATGATGTAATCACAATCTAATGAATTAACAATCAATTTTGCTAATGTGGTTTTACCCGTACCCGCTCTACCATAAAGTAACAGATGCGGTACATCACCACTTTCTAAATAAGTTTCTACTTTTGATTTTAAGTGCTCATTACCTACATAATCTTCTAACTTATTAGGTCTATATTTTTCAACCCACAATGAGTGGTTGTTTTCTTCTTGCTGATATTCGAACATAATTTTTTTATTTTCCAGTTGAACCGAATCCACCTTCGCCTCTTTCGGTGTTTGTTAATTCATCTACTTCTTTAAATTCAATTGGTGGATATGGTATAATCATAATTTGAGCAACTCTATCACCAACGATATAGGTATGCCCACCATCAATTTGGGATACACCTTTTTTATTAAATGTTGCCTGTAATTCACCTCTATATTTACTATCAACCACACCAACACAATTTGATAATGATAAATCGGTATTTCTTACTGATGAACGAGGGAATACTAATCCTACAAATCCGTCAGGTATTTCTAATGCAATGCCCAATCCATATGTAATTTGTGTTTTAGTATCTAATATAATTGATGTTGCAACCAAATCCATTCCAGCATCACCTTCTTTGGCGTATGTTGGAATTACTGCATTAGGCTTCAGTTTCTTTATCTTCACTTCCATTTTGTAAATTTTTAATAGCTTCTCTTTGTTTTTCTCTTAGTTCTTTACCTTCGGATGAAATCTCTCTAGCAAATATTTTAAATATTTTACCAGTCTTTCCATTTTGAAAAGTAATATAAGAATCTTTAACATTGGTAATTGTAAAAATTACTTTTGGGTCTTCATCTTTATTTAACTCATCATCAGTCCATGCAAATACTTGTGGTTCATCTTCATCAAACTGAAAACACCATTCGCATTCTTCATACTTTTCCTGATTCAATGCAATTTGTCCAATTGGTTCTAATTGTTGAGATACTTCCTCAACTTTTACTTCTTCTACTTTTTTTGTTTTTTTAGCCTTTGCCATATTATTTTGTTTTTATCTTCCTACTTCTGATAGGTATTTTGCTTTCATTTCTTCCCAACTAATTCCGATAGCATCTATGTAGAATAAGTGTTCAGGTTTAATTCTTCCTTCATCATGTAGTTTTGTATATCTACTGATTGCGTGTTTCTTCCACCATTTGTTGATGTATTCAGTACCTTGCTTAAATTTATCTTTAAGGATTAATTGGTCTTCGGTAATTTTATCACAAAGGAAATCAGTACCATTTTCATACATCATAGCCATATACACACCTCTCTTAAATCCGTGATGATATTCAGTTGCTTTGATACCACACTCCTTAAAGATTTGTCCTAATATCTTTTGTTTGATACCACTAACAGGTCCGTTAGCTTCATATCCCATATTAGCACCATTACGAGCTCTCTCATCTGAAATGTTATCTTTGTACCATTCAGCACGATTTTCTTTTAACCATTGATGCCAAGGGTCATAATACTTATCATCCGGCTTAATACTAATTTTACCAGCTGATTCTCCTAATGTTTTAAATAAAGGGATACCATTGTATTGAGAATGGATACCATATAGAGATGTTGTACCTACTGCTATAAGAACGTTTTCATATTTTTTCTTCCAATACTCTCTAACTTCAGGCACCGTAGTCATCATAGCTATTAACTTACCACCTAAGAAGTTATATCCTAAAGGTTGAGTACATACAATAGTTGAAGCAATAGTTGTGTTGTTTAACTTACCCTTCTGAAACTTATCTTCTTTTGACCAACCAATAAAGTTATCTCTAACACCTAATGCGGTTACATCGGATGCCAATGAAATTTGTCCTAATAATTTTCCACTTGTCCTATCCTTTACATTAATCTTTACATTACGACCAGGGTTTGCTGTAAAATCCATTGTGTGAATCATACGTCTTACTGCTGCCCATTTAGTAGATTCCTTAGGGTCTTCCACAATCTCAACGTAAGGGTCTAACGATTCAATTTCTTTTATCGTTAGCTCCTTATCATTGATATTTGTTGGTTTCCATTGAGAGTCATAATACGATGCTATTTGGGCTTTAGCCTGAATCATTGACGGTTCTTGCAACTCCACCCACTTTTTGTATAGTGTTTGTTCTTGCACAGACATCGTCATAAGATAGTCCATATTTTCTTTTAACTTTTGTTTCTCAACATCAAAGTCAAAGATAGGTTTTTGTGGTTCAGTTTCCCAAAAGCTCATATTAATTATTTAATTTCTACTAAGTAATAGTTTGATGTGTAATCTCCATCAGTAAATGATACATGTGATAATCCTTTAGATGAGATTTTCAATGAAGATGATTTAGAACCTTTGTTAGCGGTTAAGATTGCTTTCAAATATTTTGCTGAGAATGCAATTGGTTCAACATCTTCTTTTGCTGTTGTTTCCACAGCGATTGAAATTCGATTTGAGTTGATTGAAGAATAACCCAAAATGATTTCAGCTTTTTTATCTTTTACAGTAAATGTAAAAGTATCTGCATCAGCCAATGCACCTTTTGATTTAATAAACTTATTTACAAAGTCATCATTCAAAGTAACTTCTGCATCAAAAGCAGGTAATGCTTTCAAATCAGGTACTGCAGGAATCACCGATGGTGCTGCTAACATATATTGTACCTTAGTTCCTTTATCAGAGAACTTAACTGCTCCAGTTGTTTCTTCAACTGAAATTGCTTCATCCAATACACTCAACAATCCTTTTAATTGAGATGTAGTGTAAATACCAAACTCACCATTAGGGAAATCAGTTTCAGCAACTGTAACATCACCTAACAATGTTTTGTCATCGGAAATCATTCTTACTGATAATTCTTTATCAGAAGATTTAATCATAACGGATTCAATCTCACCACCAAGGTTATAACGATTGATAAAACC